GATTATGGTACTGTAATTGTTTATGGTACAGGTAATGCTAGATTAGTAATTGGATTAATTGATAGACCGGCAGCGTTTCGAGGTGCAATTGCAGGAGCAATAATAAATTAAAAGTTGACAAAAGATAAAACCATCTGTATACTATACACATACTAACAAAACGGAGCAAAGAAGATGAATGAAATTAAAGTTTATATATTACTCACTATCGGTTTTACTATGATAGCGATAGGTCTAAACATCTTGGCCAATAGTACAATTGAATCAAAATGCATCGCAAAAGGCGGAACATTTTACTCATCAATTAATGCAGACCACAGCCTTTGTAAATTGTCTAAATAGGAGTTGACAAAAGATAAAACCATCTGTATACTATACACTTACTTAATTAGGAGCAAACAATATGAGCATTTTATTACAAGCGTTAATGCAAAAACAGGTTACACAAAATACTAATACTATTAAACTTAGTGATTTACGTGAAGGAAGTATTGTACTAGTTAAAGGCGGCTTTGGGTCAGAAGCCGCAGTAGAAGCAACTATTACCTGTGTATGTGATGACGTAAAAAACGGCTATCCTGGCGTAGATTATGTTGTTAATAAAACACAAGAAATGCACTGGGCGTATCTAGACCAGGTTAAACGTGTAATTACTTACTAAACAAAAAAAAGACAAGGACGTCTTAATTTAGGGGTTGACAAAACCATTTAGTTAATCTATAATTATACACTTACTAACTAGGAGCAAACAATATGAACATGAACGCATTTATTGAAGACATCAAACAACAAATTGAAAACAAAATGTGGGACTTACCTATAGTAAGCGCAGACAAGCTAGGGCTTGACATTAGAGCCGGACACAAATTATATGTAGGTGAAGACTTTATTGCAGTAAAAAAACATAATGATAGAGCTCTGCAATATTACGGAGGATTTGAATACGTCGAAGATGATTTACGCACTGAACTAGGTGACTATGTATTTTACTTTATTGACGAAATGGAAGAAGACAACAGAGTTGTAGACTGTATTGACCACTACAGAATAGAGCACATAGAGGTCGACCTCTGCTAAGAAAGGCATTTATAATACACACATAAATTATTAATTAGGAGCTAAAAAAATGTCACTACAAGAAATGAGAGATAAAGCAGTACAATTACGTGAAAGCCAAAGTGGTTGGAAGTCATGTCAAGACGGCAGCTACGAGATGGCACTAGACCACGTAGGCTATTACAAGCTAATGAAAGAAATTAGACAGCTTGAAGAGGAACAACAAAATGAAAAAAGCTAAGACAAATATTTTATACGCTGCATTGCTTGCAACTATGATATTTTATTTTTATTTAGGTGTTGACCTCTTAGTAAAAATGAAAGTATAAAAATGTTATATAGAGAACCTTAGTATAATGTAAACTGAAGTATATCGACTTCGACGGAAGTGACTTTGGTTGCGATACAAATAAATGAAACTACCTTAGTGTACATACGGTAACAGAGTTTATTTGGAAGGCTTAGTGCGCTACCGTAGGAGGTGGAGGAACTCATCTAAAATGAGTAGGCTCTCTATATAACATTATATATTGGTCTGATCAACCACTAGAATGCATCGCCAAGTTGGTGTCTAGGCTTGGAGTAAACGATGGGGTAAGAGTCCTCACCACGACACCCAAATAATCGCAGGATGGAGAAGTAGTATCTCATTTGTCTCATAAGCAAAAGATCGTTGGTGCAATTCCAACTCCTGCTACCAAGTCAATAAGACCGTTTCCGACATCGTCCGGAATATAATAGATGATCAACCCAAATAATATACTAATGACAAAAAAAATCTGCCTAACTGCTATCTTCCGAAATGAAAGTAAAAATGTCAAACGCTGCCTTGATGCTGCAAAACCAGCATTTGATTGTATTTCAATATGTGATACTGGATCAACTGATAACACTGTTGAATTAATCAAACAATGGGGGATAGACAATAATATTCCCACAAAGGTTCATAATGAGACCTTTGTAAACTTTGGGGTTAGTCGAACTTTATCATTTACTCGTGCTAGAGAATCATTTCCAGATGCAGATTATTTCCTATTACTTGATGCAGATCATATTTTAAAATTTACTGATACTTGGAATAGATCAGAACTAACCGCAAGTTCTTATATGATCAAACAAGTCAATCCTTATATTGATTATTGGAATCTTCGATTAATACGAGCAGACAAAGAATGGCAATCAGTAGGGGTAACTCACGAATATTGGACGTGTTCGGATTTTGAACCTAAACAGCTTAATTCAATTTGGATATATGATCAAGAAGATGGCGGGCATAAAGCTGATAAGCATACTCGAGATACCAAACTGTTAATTGACGGAATCAATGACGACAATACACCCGAAGACGTTCGAGTTAGATATTATTTCTATCTTGCCCAGACTTATCGTGATATAAATCAACGTAAAGAATCAATCTATTGGTATGATAAAAGAGTTGCTGCAGGTGGCTGGAACGAAGAGGTGTATGTAGCACAATGCGAGAAAGCAAATCTATTGATATTAGAAGGTGCAGATCATACTGAAATTGTATCTGAACACCTAAAGGCCTTTGCAATTCGTCCAAGCCGTGCCGAAGCGTTGGCTCAACTTGCGGCATATTGTAGAGCTTCTGAACGATATGCCGAAGGCTATATATTCTCAAAAATTGGAAAGGATATTCCATTAAGCAACGATATTCTCTTTGTTAAACGAGATATATATGAATGGAAATTACTTGATGATTTTGCTATCTGTTCGTATTGGATTGGACAATATGAAGAGTCAATGACTGCCGGACTGAAACTGTTATCTCTAACAATGATTCCATCATCTGAAGTTGATAGAATTAAAAAGAATCATAATTTTACATTGCAGAAGTTAGTTGACAACTAGAGTCAAAAGACGTATAATATATTTTTTATTAGGAGCATCTACTATGAAATCTGTATTTAAAGATGTAAAATCGTTATGTTATTTCCTTGTGCAATCCTTTGCAGAAATTTGTGCGGTAATTGTGTTATTAAATTTTATTATAAAAGGTTGACAAACCCCTTAAGTTAATCTATAATTATACACTTACTAACAAAACGGAGCAAACAATATGATTACAACTACTAAACAAATCCGTGCTATAATGCGTAGACATAATGCATTTGGTATCTATACAAATAAAACAACAGGTGACAGTTCTGATAACAGACGTGTTAAATGTTATTACTTCGGCAACAAAAATTTGTTAAATGAACTTTTTCAAGTAGCAGGACGTGAAAATGTTACATTAACACCTGGCAGTAACGACTGGGGCACTTCCGTCATTGTTGTTAAATGCATTTTAAGTTAATTTAGGGGTTGACAAAACCCCTAAGTTAATCTATACTACACACTTACTAACTAGGAGCACAAGATGACTAATGCTAAAAATTCTTTATTAGCTAAACTCGCCATAGCGAAATTTATTATTAAAAATTACGCCACTATATATGGGATGTCCTTTGATGCTGCGGAACTTAATAATGCCGACGTCGAAGACGCATTTGAGGAAATACTAGCATTGCTTACACAAGCAACGCAAAAAATTGAAGAATTAATTGATGTTCAAACGTTAGAAGAATAAAGGTTGACAAAACCATTTAGTTAATCTATAATTATACACTTACTAACTAGGAGCATAAGATGAACGAAGAAATAAACGAATTTGATACTAACGAAAATTGTGTAGCACTGTATGATGAGTTTACTGAACCCGAACCTTGGGAAGAAGATGAAGCATTAATGTTAGGTTATTTTAATGAACCAGAAGACCTATTATTTGAACTTGACTTCTAACCAAGTTAACTAAATTACCAAACAACAGGAGCAGACTATGAAAACATTTACCCATGCAGGTGTTAGCAAATTAAATGGCGAATTTAAAGTTCGATTTGCAAACGATATAGCGAGAATTAAGATCCTTATTAAAACAGGACATTCCCATATTGATATCGTCGAACTTCGCCATCCCTCTACTAAAGAAGATGCTATTGACTTTCTTTTATCCATTGACTTTGCTAATGGAAATGAAGAAGTACAAAGAGCACTTGACAAGGCTGCTAATCGCTATGTCAATCCTAAACTTCAATTATTATCCGTTTAAGGAATTAGATATGAAATCTACATCATTTATAGGCTTACTGATAGTCCTTGCTCTTATATGGCCCATTTCTATTATATGGGCTGCAAATACATTATTTCCAGCGTTGGCGATTCCATATACATTTAAAACTTGGATTGCCGCGCTTGTTTTAAGTATGTTATTTCAAAAAATTGACAAAGTAGATTAACCGTTAGTGTAAAAGGTCTGGACGGATTGCTCCTCTGAAAAGACCAACTTGTTACGACCCGATTTGCTCCCGGTAAGTAACCATTATAACCTTGTATCAATAATTAGGATTGCTCCCCGACATTATTGATAACAAGGTTTTTTTGTGGTTGACAAAACCATTTAGGTAATCTATAATTATACACTTACTAACTAGGAGCAAACGATGAGCATATACACTATCAACAAAAACTTCCATAATGTATGGAGAGCCGAAACCAAAGTAATGATCACTGATACAATAGAGTTAAGCATTGTAACAACGAAACGTATTACAGGCCAGTTAGTAACTACCGCAACCTGCGGTCATGTTGAAAACGGATTTGTTTCACATACTGTATTCCAAGACTACAATACTATACTTGATCGTTCATATCCAAAACGTATTACAAAAAAGTTAGTAGAAGAACAACACTTGAAAGTGTACTTACCATATGTACGTAAATGTGTTTTAGCGCATTATAATTTAGAAGTAGAATTAGCATAAAAAGATTGACAAAACCATTTAGGTAATCTATAATTATACACTTACTAACTAGGAGCAAACGATGAAACACTTAATAAATTTAATCACTACTATTACTAACGAAACAGTTGACTACTCACAAGTAGTCAATAACTCTTTAACCATTGATGAGCAATTTGTATTAATTGCAATCTCTGAACAACCTACAGTGATTGAGCAGCTCAATACTTTATCATTTAACGATTACGAAATAGTAATTGATACAGTTGTTGCGGACGCAAACTTAGCAGTATTTGGCTGCCAATACGTAGATTATTAAGGGATTGACATTTGCCAAGGAAGGCTGTACAATACTACTTTTAATTGAGGAGCAAACAATGAAAGAAGATTTAAACGCAATGCCAAAAGGCTTATCCAGAACTGGCCAAAAAGCTTACAGAGCTATTATGGCAAAACTTAAAAAAGCAAACGCATTAGATACCGGCGGTTGCAGAACTTTTTACAGCCCCGCAGAATGGCAGGCACGCGGCGAAGATTACGGTACTAACTCCGAACTTATTGTCGTATACGACGGCGGCGAGGTTAGACCTTTCTTTAGCTATGACGAAGGCTTCTACAGCTTGATCGAAAGCATGAGCGATGCACTAGCGGCCAAGGGCGTTTACTCCGAACAATGCACCAGCTGGTATAGTGCAGTTTACGTAGATTGATCTTGACAAGTGCCAAGGAAGGCAGTACAATACTATTTTTATTCATACTTAGGAGCATATACAAATGGCAAAAGCAACAAAATCAAAAGTTGAAATTTTAGAATTTGATACCGACGCAATTAAACAAAGAGAACTTGAAGTCCAAAAAGAAACCGACGAAGAGATTATTGAACGATTAGGCGAACGCTTTGAGATTTTAACCGAAATGACTAAGGCAGTTAAAACAGGCAATGTCCGTGCTATGATCGTTAGTGGCCCTCCAGGGGTTGGTAAAAGCTTTGGCGTCGAGGCAGTACTGCAAAAAGATGATCTGTTTAATCATCTTGCTGAGAAGACACCAAAATACGAAATTGTTAAAGGTGCAATGAGTTCATTAGGATTGTATTCAAAACTATACGAATTTAGCGGTAGTGGCAATGTCGTTGTGTTTGACGACTGCGATAGTGTACTAATGGACGAACTTAGTTTGAACATCCTTAAGGGCGCGTTAGATAGTTCTAAGAAAAGATACATTGCTTGGAATACCGATAGTCGACTATTGAGATCCGAAGGCATTCCAGATCGCTTTGAATTTAAAGGCGCTGCAATCTTTATTACTAATATCAAGTTTGAACATGTTAGATCTAAAAAATTAAGAGATCACTTAGATGCATTAGAAAGCCGTTGCCATTACATTGATCTTCAAATGGATACTAACAGAGAAAAGATACTACGTATTAAACAGGTTGTTAACGAAGCAGGCATGCTTGATTCATATAACTTTGAACCAATTGCCAAAGACGAGGTTGTAAATTTTATTATTGATAACCAAACTAAACTTAGAGAATTATCATTGCGTATGGTACTAAAGGTAGCCGATTTAAGAAAAAGCTTTCCAACAACCTGGACTGCAATGGCAAAGACTACTTGTATGCGCCGCACTTAAAATACGTTGATATTAACAGACGAGTAGATTGCTCCCGAAAGTCTGTTAGCTTAGCAATCCCACTATTGTTGCTCCCAATAGTGGGATTTTTTTTGTGGTTGACAAAACCATTTAGTTAATCTATAATTATACACTTACTAACTAGGAGCAAAACATGCAAATTCAATTTACTGAACACAACCAACCTGCTTTACGTAACTACACCGTTGCCGAGGTTGAAGCAAGAATATTATTTCTTATGGCAGATCGTCATGACCCATGGTTTTTTCAACATGATGAACTTGCAACATTACGTTGCTGGTTATATAATCGTCACCGTGGTCCTAATAGCATTGAGTTAACAAAAGAAGCATTTATAGATTGACAAAACCATTTAGTTAATCTATAATTATACACTTACTAACTAGGAGCAAAACATGCAAATTCAATCACTAAGCGTCGGAACTGTTGTTAGAACCAAATACAAAGATGCATCAAAAGCGGTGCCCACTTACACTTCCGGTAAAATTATAAAAATTAAACCAAGAGCAAAAACAGTTGTAGTTGAGTACTGGACTTGCCGCGGTAATAAACGCAACGAATGTTCGTTGCCATTTTTTACTGAGGTGGAACTACTTGAGGTGTCATCTGTAGTTTACGGCCCAGAAAAGTATGGCAATGCTATATTATAGGGGTTGACAAAACCATTTAGTTAATCTATACTATACGCATACTAACAAAACGGAGCAAAAAAGATGAATGATTTAACAACTGTAGTACTTTTATTAGATAATAACACTAACACTATCTCTCAACCAGTTGATCTATCTGGGTTATTAATCGGAGTTGGTTTATTGTTAGGTTATGTATTGTATGTTATTTTTATCGTAGGAAGAAGATAAAGAGGTTGGAAATACAGGTTGACAAAACCATTTAGTTAATCTATAATTATACACTTACTAACTAGGAGCATAAGATGAAAAAATTAACTCTTAAAGAACAATACAAATTTTATGTATCTTACGCCACTGCTCAAGGTTGGGATGTGATGTCCTATGAGGTGTGGAGAGATATTGACAAACTAATGACAAACTAATAGGGGTTGACAAAACCATTTAGTTAATCTATAATTATACACTTACTAACTAGGAGCTTAATATGAAAGCTAAGAAGACTTTTAGTGTAGAGGCATTCAAACACAAATGCAATTGGAGACTGGCCAATTGCTACTTAACAGAGGAGGCATTAAAAGAAACATGCCTAACATTGGAAGACCTGTTACACGAGACAGGTAACTATGCCGGCTTTAGATACTTGAATACGTTTGAAGTACCGGACAACGAACTACCTGGTATTAGAAATATTGAGAGCACTGATCATAATGATTGGTTTGTTAATACTAATCAATACCGTAGAGTATATAGTTAGGTAACGGTTGACAAAACCATTTAGTTAATCTATACACTTACTTAATTAGGAGCATATATTATGAATACATTGTTAGAAGAAGTTGTTGCTGCTCAACTTGCGTTAGCCACTCAAGAAGACTTGATTAGAATATATCGATATGACCTGATGAAATTTTTCAGTCAATTTGACCTGGACCAGCTCAGAGATGAACTTCATTTTTCACAACAGATGTTGGCCAAGCTACCTGAACCCCAGGGGTAGGGAGGGGTGCGAGGGGTACTTTTTTTAAAGGTTGACAAGCTTGCGCGTTGAAAGCGTTCAAACCGTTTCAAAAAAAGTTCTCTCAAAAAAGTCAAAATTGCCCCCCAGTTAGATTAAAACTGCCTGGGGTAAGGATTTCCTCACCCTATTTTTATTGCGCGTCAATTTTTTTAGGACCAGTATAGACCGGCCTGTAAAAAGAGTGTATACTAGTTTAAATTTCACAGTCGAGGAAAATAAATGAATGTTTATATAGTTACCGCATATCGGTGGGGAAATAAAGAAGCACATAGTTATGTAGTAGGAGCATTTGATAACAAAGAAGTAGCGGTCAATCAAGCCAATTATGAAAAGGAATATCGTGGAGGCAAGTATGAGTGTGAAGTCATTTGTATAGGATTAAACACTGTTTTTGCCACCAAAAAGTATTATGATGTTGTGTATAAAACCGTTTCACACAGTAATGAAAAGTGGATATAGTATGAAAATTACCAAAAAGATATTATCTGAGTATGCTAATTATAATAAGGGTCAACCTAAATCCACCCGATTAACGGTAGAACAATATATTGATTATGTCTACCGTGGAAAGGGTCTCCCAGGTCCGCCATTAAAATCAAGTAATAAGTCATTTGAATTTAAAGGCATACCCAGTTGGGCCGTTGATCATAAAGACATTAAAAGTGTAGAGTCCGGAACGTATATTGCAATAAAAAATTCTATCATAGAACGGTCAATAAAAGAGTCAGACTCAGTAAGAAAAGAGATCATCCGAAAAAAGAATAGTATTGCCATACCATATAGTAAAGGAGCGTATCAATACATTAGTGATACAGACTTAACCACATGTTTAGGACGTAAGTTATGAAAGAGTTATATTATTTCATAGTTTGGTTATCAAAGAAAGTCAATATTACAAATTTTATATTTTTCACCGCCATAATAGCTGATATTGCCAGTTTCTTTTTTCCATACAAATCACCCATATCATTAGTATTAATATTATATGGAATGGTTTTTCCATTTATATTATCATTAAAGTATCTCATATATGATACAATAGTAGAGTTATGGTCAAAGTATCAAAAAGAAAAAGCTGATTTATTAGAGAAGTTAAAAAGAGATGACTAAAATAGATTCTGGGTATTAAAATTTTTTTTGCAATATTTTTTAAGGATGTATATAGATGTCTAAGTATCTACTGTTCAATTTGCCAATGACCATAGGAATAACACATGCAAGTAATCTGTTGCAAAGTAAATTAACCAGTTGGGGAATAAAGCATAATATCAAACTCAAGTTTAATTTAACGTATCAGTGTCTTGGATTGTTAATTGTACAATTACCAAGTGATCGAGCGTATGAATTATTCTGTCTAAGTTGGGATGGTGATTCTAATTGGCAATTAAAATTAAAGTCAGCATCCGATAGTACTTTCTAATTGGCAATTAAAGTCGGCATTAGATGGTCCATCTAAGATAGGAAACTGGTGATTCTACTTGGCAAATAATTAGACAGCATTTGATAGTCTAATAAAGTTGTAATATAATAGGTATAAAATTTTTGCGCTGACGCTCTGCGTATTGTTTGGGCTTGTGAGAAAAAAATGCCTGTATATTAGATAATATCTAAAATTGTCTCTAGTTTAGTTCTAGTAGTTTTAGAAGAAAGTGTAGCTTTCACACCTTGATGTAATTGTTTTGGCCAGTAATCATAGCTTACCCAACAATAGCCAAAATGTTCTTCGTTAAGTACTGGAATAAATTCATCCTTAACCAATAGAACATAGGTATTGTAATAAAATTGATCATCTTTACTAGCATAATGTTCTAGTGGAACAGTTTTATCAATAATTGGTAAAAAGCCAAGTTCTTCTTCAATTTCTCGTTGAAGAGTATCATAAATGGTATTATCGTGTGGTTCTTTTTTTCCGCCGGCTAACCCCCAAGTATTAGCAGTTTTTCCTTGAGCGCGAAGTAAGAATAAAAATCGTTTAGTTGATTTTGCTAAAAAGAGTCCGCCAGCGCAAATTATATCGGTCATAATACCAATCGCCATTTTCCACTAGTATAAACGCCTTCAAATGATTTCATCCATTGAAATCCGTCCCACACGTATTGAACGCCAGTTCGGCTGTTGGTAATATAAGTCAGTGGTTGAGATTGTTCACTATTAAAAACAATTTTCCAGGTAGTACCATTCCATTGAATTATAGAATTTGCAGTACATTGAAAATCTGTGTGGTCAGCATTTTTCCAAGCAGCAGGGCCATCGTAGTCTAGTGTACCAAATTGAGGTACAACATTAATATCTTCAAGTATTAGATATCTTGAATTTACCACAGCCCAATCCAAAGTACCATTTTGGAGGTATTTTCTAGGATTAAAAGTCTCTGGATTTACAATTGCATCAACGCGGCCAACTCCGGTTACCGTATCAAATCCAACAGGCAATGATCCATCTAAATTTGAGCGAAGTCCATTAATATCTATCAATGTGTTAGCATAAATTGTATCATTATCCCAAGAAATGTTCATACTAAAATCATCAGTAGGCGATAAACTCATAAATCCAATAATCTCGTTTCCATCAGGTTTTTGTAACCGTATTTGGCTCAAGCCTGCTGTAAATTTTCCAGGATATATATCTAATATTGAATTCCAGTTAATATCTGTGCTGCCTTTTGTTGGAACTGTAATATTATCAGAACTGGCATTAGGTAGTTGAATAAAGAGATGTGTATCATCTAGTACTTCAACCGCAAGTTCATTATTTAAAGTTAGCGACAAGTTTGACAAATCACCTGAATAATTTTCAATAGTATAATTTGTTCCGCCAATGCCAATTTGACTACCTAAAGGTGGAATTTTTTTCAAAGCCTGTAAGCTTACCACATTCTGTCCAATTTGATTTGTCAGTGGAATATTATTTACAATTATAGTTTTAGCAATACCATATTCTGTTGGACTTTGAATATCATTTCTAGTAAATGATTCTCCATCTCTCATCAATTTTGCTGTATTGTTTAAAACCAAAAGACCTAAATTACCAAGTGTAGTTGTTGTTACACTAATACTAGCCCGACCGGAAAAATAATCAATATTTTGAGAATCAGTATAAGCACCATTTTCAATATTTCCACTTGGATCATCAAAAACATTAGTAATAATACTTGTAATAATTCCTAATTTTTTAACCTTAGCAGGAGTTGATAACCATATAGGAGATTTAAATGTAAGATTAGCAATATCAATATCTTGTTCAAGACCTTGCGGAATTGATCTACTTGAAAATGTCATATTTGTAAGTTCAACCAAACTCAAACTAGTCCAATCAATATAATTATTATTAAGTTGTATTTCCATTGATGGTTTAAATAATACCAACATTTGTTCTAATAATTGAAATTTTTGATCTGTGTTTGTTGTCCAAATATCTGCAGAAAATTCTAAATCATATGGTGTAGGCATTAATCGTTCAACGGTATAATTTGCACCTTGTGTATTAAGATATTCTTGTCCTTGATCATCATATGCACGTTCACGTATATTAATTTTTGACACATATGTTGGATCTTGTAATCTATTACGGGCAAAGCTCATATTTTTAATATAGCAAGCAATAAATGGTGCGCTTTGAACAAAGTTTTCAGAGTTTTTAGTCAATGTTTGTGCAACCTGACGATTCATATCACCATATCGAACTGGAACTTGAATTATATTTCCTTTTGCATCCATATAAGCAAAATTGCTCATTAATCTCATAAATTGAGTTAAAAAGCGTTTTATTTGTGCATCGTAAAAGAACATCATTAGTTGTCGGCCCTCGGTTTTAGTGCTTGACTCAATGCTTGTCGTTCTTGAACAACTTGTCCAGCAATAGTAGCAGTATTTGTATTATTAATAAAACTAGTAACTTGAGTTTGTCTTGTTTGACTATTAGGTTTAGGTTTTCCATCTGCTGGAGTATTTGTTAATGTCATTCGAACATTGTCTTCAAACTTAACCCAGTAATCCCCATTAAATCTAAATAAACGATTTGGGTAATAATCTGTTCGTAGATGAAATTGTCCATTTACCGGATTAGGAACAAAAGTAATTCCAAAGCTATATGGTACTCCATTTGGCGGTCTTCCATCACCTGTTAAATATCCAACGTATAAATCTTTTGTTGGAGAATTTTCCATTGCACTTGCATCAGAAATATTTCCTTGCCAAAAATATCCATTCCAGATTTTTAATACATCGTTTATAGTCGACGAGTCAACCCATTTATCTCCCATAATAGGATTTGTTGGTGCTGTTGGACTTGTTATTGCACCAACAGTATCTTCCCAATCCCAGGGTATCACTGAATCTAAACTTGCATCTTGTAAATCAAGTGGACCTTCATTATTAAAAGGTAATACATACATCTGATTAGTATCGTATCCACTTAAAGGTGCATCAATCTCTGCCTGAGAAATAATTTGTTCATTAATAGCAATATTTTGATTATATGTTGAAAGTAAATCTTTTAAAGTACTGCCATCACCTGCACCGGCATCTTGAGCAAATATTTCTGAAAATTCCTGTGAATCAACAATAGGAGCACATTTAACACGAAGTAAGTGTGGGTACCAAGTTTGACTAAATCCATTTGCTGGTCGAGTAACATCTTGTACAACATAAAATCGTTTAAGTGCAACAGATGCATCATCTAATGCATATTCATCTTTTAAGTGTGGTAATTCTAAAACATCACCTGACATAATTTTACGACTAAGAGTTTCTACACAATTTCGTAGATGAAAATTTATTATGATATTATCATTGGTTAAAAAAATACCAAATTGACTTAGATTAAAATCCAAATCTTGCATGGTATAAATTCCACGCATTATATAAACATCTGGATCATAATGACGATCTCTATTCTCCATTAAAATCACATCTTGAATGCTTAGTTCCGGTCTAATAGAATTTATTTGTCCAGCTGTTCCTGGAGAATTAGCAGGATCAATTGCTGTTGTGTCAACTGGCCCAGCATACCGATGTACATATATATCAACTCCACCTATTTGAAATTGTTCTTCTATTTGCCGATCTAAAAATCTAAAATCGTTGCCTTTTTCTGGCCTGTATAATGATAAGCGTGGAATATCAATTCTCCTTTTTAATGTTTTATTTATTCAGCTAAATAATGTTATGAGTATAATAGAAGCCACTAGACAATCTACAATCGAATATATCAAAGTTATGCTTGGTGATGGTCTTATTGATGTAGAACTTGATCCAATTCATTATAATACTGCAATTGACCGAGCATTTGCAAAATACCGCCAACGTTCGCCAAACTCAGTTGAAGAAAGTTTTGCTTTCTTAACATTAGAACAAGATGTAAATGAATATACATTAAGTCAAGAAGTTACTTCAGTGCGCGATGTTTTTAGACGAAGTATTGGAAGTAGAACAGGTGGTGGCGATACAGGCAGTTTATTTGAACCATTTAATCTTGCCTATTCAAATACATATTTGTTAAGTTCAAGTAATATGGGCGGATTAGCAACATATTATGCATTTGCTTCTTATCAAAAAATGGTTGGTAAGATGTTTGGAAGTAATATTCAATTTACGTGGAATTCTCAAAGTAAAAAATTAACAATTCAACAAAGACCAAGAGGTGAAGAAACTGTACTTCTATGGTTATACAACAATAAACCCGACTTTGCACTATTAGATGATACATATGCTGGTATATGGATTAAAGATTATTCGTTAGCACAATGTAAGATTATATTAGGTGAAGCTCGTAGTAAATTTGCACAAATTGCAAGTCCGCAAGGCGGAACTCAACTTAATGGTGATGCTCTTAAAGCCGAAGGAGCAGCACAAATTGAAAAACTTGAATTAGAAATTCAAAATTATCAAGATGGATCATCTCCTATGTGGTTCGTTTGTGGATAATTCTTTTAAAAATAGTTGACATTGTAATAGATTTCTGTATAATATAATACTAACCGTATGGAGGTATTATGATTATAGGATGTGTAGGTTTTCAAAATTCTGGAAAAGATACCATTGCAGATTTCTTAGAAAATGAATATAATTTTCGTAGAGATTCATTTGCAGGTACTCTTAAAGATGCAGTAAGTGCAGTATTTGGTTGGGATCGAACTCTTGTAGAAGGACGAACCAAAGAAGCACGAGAATGGCGCGAACAAGTTGATACATGGTGGGCAGAACGGTTAGGAATGCCACATTTATCCCCTCGATGGATATTACAATATTGGGGAACAGAAGTATGTCGTATTGGATTTCATACTGATATTTGGGTTGCAAGTTTAGAGAACAAAATTCGTAAAACGTCAAATAATGTTGTTATAAGTGATGTTCGTTTTCCAAATGAAATACAAGTAATACGCAATGCAGGTGGTATTATAATACGAGTAAAACGAGGAGAAGATCCAGAATGGTTTAACGATGCAATTAATATGAATTGCGGACAGTGGCCTGATTCGTTCGTTTCAAAACAAAAAATTGAAGACTTAGGAATTCATTCAAGTGAAACTTCATGGGTTGGCGGAGATATCGACTATACCATTTTGAATAACGGTACTATTGAACAGTTGCATGATCTAGTTAGCAAAGTTATTAAAAATCTGGAATAAGATCCCCTCTTTTCCAAGGTAACTTTAATTTATGTAGTATGCGTTGACAATTAGCGCATACAGTTTTTAAGTTTCGATAATCACAGTTTGCAGGATTGCCATCGGCATAATAGACTGCAAACTGTTCAATATGTTGACTACTAAACCCACAGTGGTCACATTTTAATTTAATTCTATATCCAGCCTTCCACCAAAGCGGTTTTCCTGTCTTGCGACCTTTGGCGCAATGATCACACATTTTCCTATAATAAATCTTATTTTCTTTTTTATAGTTTATTGCAACAGGTCGTTCATTACATATATTACATAGCGATCTCATTGTAAGCCCTTTTTGTTCTCTTTAATAACAACTATTTAACCCTAAAATTTTTTAGTTATCGCTAAATACGTTGACAAAACCAATATTGGGAGATATTTATGGCCACATTACAATCACCAGGCGTACAAGTAACAATAATTGATGAGAGCTTTTATACACCAGCTGCTCCAGGAACTGTACCCTTAATTTTCGTTGCTTCTGCAAGTAATAAAACAAACCCATCGGGTTTAACAGCAGTAGGAACACAACCAGCAAACGCAGGACAAGTATATCTTGTCACCAGCCAAAGAGATTTAACAGATACATTTGGAACTCCACAATTTTACACAGATCAATCTGGTAATCCAGTTCATGGTGGAGAATTAAACGAATACGGATTACAAGCTGCATATTCATTGTTAGGTGTAAGTTCAGCAGCATATATTGTTCGTGCTCCAATTGATTTATCACAATTAACTGCATCTGCAAGTACTCCAGCAGGCAATCCTGTGGACGGAACATATTGGGTTGATACTACAGACAGTTTATATGGTATTTTTGAATGGAATCAATCTGCAGGAGTCTTTAATACAATTACTCCATTAATAATTGATGATAGTAATTCATCAGTTGCATTTGATACTAATAATATGGCACCAAAAAGTAGTTTTGGTTTAATTGGACAATATTGTGTTGTATTAAATCAAGTTGCAACAAGTGAAATACATATTTTTTATAAAAATAAAGATGCAAATTGGGTTGAAGTTGGCTCACAAACTGAACCAAGTTTTGCAAATAATGCAAATACTAGTACATTTGTAAGTACATCATGGTCAACTAGTTGGCCAATTGTTGTAGGAACAGGTACTCCATCCGGAATTGTTGTTACAACATCAACTGAATTAACAATTAATGGAACACCTATTACATTATCAACCGGTGACACAATTAGTAAGATTGCTAAAACAATTAATAATACATTACATAAAGATGTTGTGTCAGGCGGCGGTATAGGTGCAAAACTAGTTAATGGTTCATTAGGAATTTATGTTGATTCCGCAATTAATCAATCAATTACAATTACAGGTACTCAAGATATATCAACCGCATTAGGAATAACACCTGGTGTTTATCATGCACCTGTGGTATTTGTTGGTCCTCATACACAATATCCAGATTTTAGTACAGATGCCTCTGGAAGTGTATATTTAAAAACAACAAGTCCAAATGCTGGTGCATCTTTAATCATTAAACAATGGTCATCAACTGCAAATGCATTTAATTTTATAAAAACTCCAGTTCATTCAGATGTATCTGCTGCTACATATTCTTTTGATGGCGTAAGTGGCGGAGCAAATATTCCAGTTGGAACTTTATTTGCTGAAAGTAATTATGATCACGGTGACAATTCAACACCAGCAAGTACAGTTATTGCAGATTATAAAATTTATCGTCGTAATGCAGTAAATCCAACAGCAATTACAAGTAATGCACATGGCACTACAGTTAGTTTTGGAACCAGTACTGTTTCTTTGGTTATGGAATCAACTATTCCAGGAGTTTCCGGATATGCAAGCACTGCTACTGTTTATATTTCAACTGCAACTGATGGGTTAAATCAATTGGTTCAATCTATTAATAATTCTGGAATTGCTAATGTAAGTGCCACGTTAAATGAGATTGTAGCAGGATCATCATATTCTGTAACAATAAGTCATGCAACCGGCGGAGAAATAAGATTCACTGATAATAAGAATATTTTAGGAACAGCAGGATTTGTGTCAGATACTACCCCTAATTTTTATTCGTTGAACAGTAGTGTTGAACCTTCACAAGCAACTCATAGAGCTAGTAACTGGAAACCTTTAACATTTGATGCAACACCAGTTGCTCCATCAACGTTACCTGCAAATGGAACATTATGGTATGATGCAATAACTGATCAAGTTGATATTATGGTTCACGATGGATCAACATGGAGAGGTTATAGAAATATTTTTCCAGCAACAGATCCAAAAGGTCCAATTGTTAGTGCTTCGCAACCAACTAAACAAAATGACGGATTAACTGCTCTGGCCAATGGTGATATTTGGATAAGTCTCGCAAACGGTGTAGACACGTATGGTCAATACATTTATGTTTATAATGGAAATTCATTAAAGTGGGTGTTACAAGATCCAACAGATCAAACTAGTCCAACAGGATGGGTTTTTGCTGATGCACGATGGGCAGCAAGCGGAAGTGAAACAACACAAGAAAAAATTCAAAACTTATTAACAAGTGATTATTTAGATCCTGATGCACCGGATCCAACTGAATATCCACGTGGTATGAGATTATGGAATTTACGCCGTTCTGGTTTTAATATTAAAAGATATGAAGCTGGATACATTGATATCAATGCAAATAACGGAATGAATTTACGTTATCAAAATGAAGATATGAGTTCATATACCACCAATCGATGGGTTTCTGTAAGTCCAAACAATGCAAACGGATCAGGTACTTTTGGTCGTATGGCTCAACGTGCATTTGTTGTTGCTTCATTAAAATCAACAATTGATAGCAATCAAGCAGTACGTGACACCGATACATTAATATTTAATTTAATTGCAACTCCTGGGTATCCAGAAGCAATTCAAAATATGATTACATTAAACACTGATCGAAGTTTAACTGCGTTTGTTATTGGTGATACATCAATGAGATTAGCACCAACTGGTACAGCATTACAAGCATATGGTTATAATAGCAAAGGTGCATTTGATAATGGCGAAGTTGGATTAGTAAGTTATGACACCAATACTGCTGTATTTTATCCAAGTGGTTATACTACTGACTTAGCTGGAAATTATATTGTTGTTCCACCTAGTCATATGATGTTGCGTACCATTGCAGTAAGTGATCAAAAAAGTTATCCATGGTTCGCTCCTGCAGGAATAAGACGCGGTGTTGTTGATAATGTAACATCTGTAGGTTATCTATCAAATGGTGAATTTTTGACCACAGCATTACCAGAACCAATACGTAATGTAATGGCTAAAGTTAAAATTAATCCAATTGCAACCATTACCGGAGCAGGTATTATTAATTTTGGTCAATATACTCGTGCAAATGCAGCAAGTTCTTTAGATAGAATCAATGTATCAAGATTAGTTGCTCACTTGCGTAGACAACTTGATGTATTAGCTCGACCATTCTTATTTGAGCCAAACGATAAAATTACACGTGATGAAATTAAAAATGCAGTCCAAAAATTACTACTTGAATTGGTCGGACAACGTGCATTATATGATTTTATTGTAGTGTGTGATGATTCAAATAATACACCAGCAAGAATTGATCGTTCAGAACTATGGGTTGATGTTGCAATTGAACCAGTTAAGGCTGTAGAATTTATCTACATTCCGGTAAGATTAGTTAATACTGGCTCAATTAAAGCTGGTACATATACACTAGCTTAATTAAGAAAATATAAGGAGAGCATATTATGCCAGTAGCAAGTTTAAGTAAATTAACAGTACCATTACCAGCAGGTCAGAGTGCTGCAAACCAAGGGTTATTAATGCCAAAATTGAAGTATCGCTTTAGGGTGATACTTCAAAACTTTGGGGTTACAAGTCCTACCACTGAAATTACCAAACAAGTAATGACTGTAACTCGTCCAGAAGTTACGTTTGATTCAAAAGTAATTGAAGTATATAACAGTAAAATCAAATATGCAGGTAAGCATACCTGGTCTGAAGCAACACTAGTAGTACGTGACGATGCGTCCGGACATGTTAGTAAATTAGTAGGCGAGCAAGTTCAAAAACAATTTGATTTTTTTGAACAATCTAGTGCTGCATCAGGTATTGATTATAAATTTTCAGCAGTAATTGAAATACTGGATGGCGGTAATGGCGCGTTTGAACCAACAGTGTTAGAATCATTTGAATTAGACGGGTGTTTTTTAACCAAGGTTACATATCAAGGCGGTGATTATACATCAAGTGATCCAATGGATATTTCTATGTCAATATCGTTTGATAATGCAATTCAATACAATGCGTCTGGTAATCCAGTTGGCATTGGACAAAATGTTGGACGAGCTATTAATACATTAGCAACTGGCTAATCATTAATACAATCTAATTAAAAGACCTAAGTAAAATCTAGGTCTTTTTTTATGACTAAATAATATACTATGCCATCAATCGGTTCTTACTTACAATCAGCCACTAATCCTGGCTATCAATTAAAAGATTTTCAACATGCTAGTCGATTATACCTTGACAGCGTGTATGCATTGGCCCCTAAAGCAGGCTGGATGTATTATGTTGTGTTTGATATTGATCCAAGTGCAATAACAGATCAAACATGGGCAAATCAACAACGTGTATCAGAAGTTGGAATGTTGGTTAAATCTGCAGATTTACCAAAATTTAACATGCAAACAGAAACTATTAATCAATATAATAGAAAAACTGTTATACAAAAAGGAATCACATATACGAATGTTAGTATCAAAATGCATGACGATCAATCTAATGTTGTTCATAATATGTGGTTAAATTATTATCGATATTATTATGTAGATTCAACATTAGGAGGTACTGGTCCTATTGGAACTGCTAAAGATAACACACCTGGATCCTATCAAAATACCAAATATCTTCCAGCAAATTCATTGTTTAATCCAGTTAATTATGGGTTGAACTCAAGTTTAGTAATTGCACCATTTTTTAGATCAATAACAATTTATCAATTAAACAGAAAAATATTTACTAGTTTTAAACTGGTTAATCCTATGATTGCATCGTGGGATCATGATACTTTAAATCAAGAAACAGGAAATTTTGTAGAAAGTAAAATGAATGTTGCATACGAGGCAGTATTTTACGGAGTTGGTCAAGTTAAAAAAGATTCACCAACTGGGTTTGCAGTATTTCATTATG